GCTCGAACACGTCCTCATCGACCTGCGGCAGAATCACCTTCTCCAGCGTCAGAACCAGGAACCGATACCGCGCGAAGACGGCCGCGCTCATGTCGATGAACGCACCGGCCGCGATCGCCCGATGCCGTTCCTTGCAGATCGCTTTCACCTGCTTGGCCACGTTGATGAACCGCTGCGACTCGATCTCCGAATCCTCTCGAAGCAGCCGGTTGATCTCGTCCACCATCCAACTCATGTCCATGAGCCGCAGTGCCGTGGCCCGCACCGTCTTCTTCGAGCGGATCACATCGCCGTTGTGCTCGTACAGGTCGTTGATGATCGACTTGTACCGCATGAACTGCTCAACGTCCGGCCCGAGAACTTTTGCCTTCGCCATGATTCGCTCCTGAATCCTACAATGAAAACGGGCCAAGCCGATGCTTCAACATCGACCGGCCCTTACCAAAACGACCCCCTGTGCGAAAGAGGGCACATCATGGCTAAGGCCGTTGTACGGGAAAAGCAATGCCGCCGATGCCGCGTCACTATGTCCACCAACGACTTTTACCGGAGCAGCAAATCTCCGGATGGATTCGGGGCGTACTGCAAGGTCTGCGCGAGGAACTACAAGCGTTCGGATCGGTGCAGAACACTTGCGGCCACACTTCACGCCACTGACCACGCGAAGGCTATCCGAGAAAAGTACCGGAAAACCCCCATCGGCCGGGCCAAGAGGCGACTTCTGCAACTCAGATACGTCGAAAGATTCCCGGAGAAGGTCAAAGCTCGCTCGGCAGTTTTCTTGGCAATCAAGGCCGGTAAACTCGCAAAGGCGAGCACTAAAAAGTGCCGCTGCGGTCGCCAAGCATCGCACTACCATCATCATCGCGGCTACGCTCCTGAACATCGACTGGATGTAATGGCTCTGTGCGTCAGATGCCACCACTGGGAAGACAGAAAACTCACGGATAAGCCTTCAGCAACTGCGCGATCCTCACCTTCTTGATCGTGCTCGTTCCGGGGGTGGTTCCGGTCGCGTTGAGAACGGCAAAGACAAATCCCAAATTCAAATCGTTCGGGAACGGGTTGCCGGCCGTGCTCGTGACCTGATACTGAGCGACCTTCACCCCGTCCTGATACCAGTAGAAGTACCCGAGGCCCGGCCCGATGTTCCTCTTCGGCACGAACTTCAGCCCGAGGTTCGTGTACGTCGCGGCCACGAGGGGCGCTGCATCGGTCTGCACGACAACGGCCGCAACACCGTTAGCTCTGTAAACAGCGCTCATGAACGCCCCGCCGGTGCCGGCAACCGTACGGGCCGTCTCGGGACGCTGGAACCCGACCATGTTGTTGTCGGAGAGCGTTCCATCGGCCGCGATCGGGTGAGTCGCATCCACCGCAATGTCTTCAAACAGACCGCAGAAAATGTCGTGCTTCGCGTCGGTGATGGTCGAAGTCAGCATCCGCCACTCGGCCCAGAAGTCGCCGCCCGTGAGGATGATCTTGAACGGGACAAGACCCTGGCGAACGGCTGCACCTTCGTTGTCGCCGTCCGAACCGAACTTGCGACCGCCGCCGATCTCGGTATTGTCGGCCAAGCCGATTGCCGCCGCGCCGGTCGAACCCCACCCCACCACATCCATCCAGTTTGCTTCGGCTCCGTCCGGAATTGGACCGCCGCCGTAGAACGTCTTTTCCCAGAGAACACCCTGAGTCTGGCCGTCCCGGATCGCAGTGACCGGGCAATCCTGCCAGATCGAGCCGGACCAATTCGCGGAAGTGTTGACTCCGGCCGGCTGCACGGTGGCGTCCATAATCGTCGTCTCCAGCGTGAGTGAATGAACGAGGCCAGAGCTTACGCGGGCATGGTCGTACCCGTGCTCAAAACGAAATTCTTCCTGCGGTCGGTACACAGAAGGTTGGTTCGGGTGACGAAATGCGTGCTGGCCACGGTCGGCTGCTGCGGGTTCAGAGGAACCTTGATTTCCTTCTCCCAATACCCGTTGAGCCGAACGAAACCCATCGTCGTCCAGTCGATGCCGTAGATCGGCCCGGTCGTGTCGCGGTTCAGTTCCGGCACCCAATCCATCCTCGTCCGGCGGAACTGGACGCGGTTCTCCATGCTGGCGATGTCGGAGCCGAGGTTGTCGTTCTGGCTCTCGGCGACCTCCACCATCGCGCCATACACCGCGTAGTTCGTGTAGAAGCCGTAGCCTTCGCCCACCTTGTCGATCGACTCGCCATCGACCAGCGGCATGAAATCCGCGTACTCGGCCGCGCGCCGCAGCTTCCGAACGAGATCATCCTTCGAGACGACCGAGTACACATCGGCGTAGTTCGACCAGCGTGGGAACGTCGTCGGGTTGATGCCTGCGACCGTCGTGTAGCCGGACGGAACCGTGCCGTTGAACCCATCGGCATTCGCAAACGTCGCGGCCGTCGCAGACTTCACGACGTAGTACGGGATGCCGAAAACGGACTCGTCGTCCGTGATGGCCGGCACTCGCCAAAGCGCCTGCTCGGTCCCCTTCACCATGTCTCCGACGGCCTGAAAGTAACGGGTCTTCAGGATGTCCACGATTTGCTCGGAACCGGAGTTCATCTTCGGTTCCGCACCATCGACGGACCAGTTGTAGGTCCAGCCTCGCCACGGGATCGAACCCTGAACCACCTGGGCCGGAGGTGCCAGAACGGACAGGAAGTAGAGGCCGACGAAACGGAACGAGCCGTTCGTGTCCATCAGAATGTTGAACGTGACGGCGACGCCGCCGCCATCGTCGCCCATCGCTTTCTTCCTGGTGAAGATTTGCTTGAAAGCGATGGTCTTCTGGTAGCCGCTCATGTAGTCGGTCCACTTTTTCTTTCTGTACTGAGAAAGAGTGAACGCCATGAGATCGGCGATGTTGACGGCCTGGGTCGCCATAGGTCTGCTCCCTTGCGTAAGGTCTCAATCGCAACCCGATTTCCCCAGCCCATGCGTATGAGCTTTTTCGGGGAGTCGGGCCGCGGATTCACTTGGTTCATGCCGGCACGTCGTCGTCTTCCATCTCGACCACAGGCCGGAATCCCCGCGGGTCGCCGTTCTTCCGAAGATGCTGCCGGGTTTGCTCCACTGCGGACAAGTTTTCCGCTTCGCCCTTCTTGCCGGACGGCTTGGAAATTACGCCTCGCTCGAAGTCCTCGGCCGTGAACCGGCCGCTCTCCGGGTCTTTCGCCGGCGTCTTCTTCTTGATCGGCTCTTCCTCGTAGGGATTCTCCGGCTCATCCTCGTCGTCCACCTTGACCTTCTTGGCGGCGAGCTTGGCCGCCGCCGCCGCGATCTTGGTGTTGATCGACTTCTGCGAATCGTCCGGCCCGATCTTGGCCTCCTTAGCGATCTCCGCGCGCCAACCTCGCTCGCCGGGATCGGTGAGGTCGTACATGCTTCCGGTGCCGATGATCGGTTCGTACTTCTTGCCGAGGGAAGTGAACGCGTTGTCGATCCGCTCGACGTGCTGGCGAATGTCGCGCTGCTTGTCGCGCTCTTCCATCGCAGTCAACTTCTCGCGGAGTTCCTTCTGGTCCGACTTGTCGGCCTTCAGTTTGAGTTGGCGAAGGAACTTGGCGTGCTTCGGATCGACTTCGGGATTGGCTTCGAGCGAGGCCAGATATTCCTCTTCCTCATCGACCGTCTCGACAACCTTCTTTTCCGGCGCCGGGGCCGGACGATTCGCCGCCACCGTTGCCTGAAGGAGTTGGATTTCTTGGCGAAGCGTGTCGGACGGCGTACTGTCCATCTCGGCTTGCGAGTAGCCGAAATGGACAGCGAGATCGACCAGACGCGAGTTGTGGGAGTGCTTCTTGGGAGGTGCCGGTTTCTCTTCCGGCTCGTCCTCTTCGACGGGTGCGGGGGATGGCTTCTTCTTGGCCGATGCTTTGGGTTCGGGTGAGCCTGGCAGATCGTCGTCGTCTTCGATTGCCTTGACTTTACCCGCCATGACGTGACCCCATTCTGCACTTGAACGTGCAGATGGGGCGCAGAAGCAGATGGTCCTCTACGACCCCATCTGCTTCATCGGGCGCGACTCCGATGATTTGAGTGTTACGACAGTTACATATAAGTGCAAGGGACAATTATGTGTCGGCCACGAAAACGGCCAGACGACACGGGGCCACCAACGCGATCGCAAACGGTGCCTGAGCGCCCGATCCGAGACTTGTTCCAGCCACGAAACCACCCTTCCCATCGCCGTTCACATCAGGGGCCAGCGAGGCCATCATCGCTCCGGCCGTGGCGACACGAATTTGAACAATGTTGGTCGGATCGAGGTTCTGGAAGATGAATGCAGTCGGGGCCGTGATCTCGCCGAGACTGATCGCTTCCTCGGCAATGCCGATGGTTTGGATGAGCCTCGTGTACCGCTTGCCAGCGATCGTTACCTTCACACTCTCGACCGCCATGCTGTCGCTTTGGAGCCCGTCGTCATACCCGATCGAGCAGTCCATCGTCACTTCTTGCGCCATGGTCATGCTCCGTAGTACGAGTTCAGGTCTTTGACGCCCTCGACCTTCATGAGAGCCTTCCGCTGGCCGGCATCATTCAAGATCGGCCGGCCCAAACGATCATAAGGAATTGAGAGACCGTGCTTCTTGTTCCGGGCCATCATATCCGGAATCTGTGACGTGTGACACGCCATCGCCTCAGACCTGATCGGCCAACCCGTCGCCGAGTTTCCGAACATCGGCGTCCCATCTTGCTCGGGGAACGCCGCCTCAAACTCGGCCTGAGTTACGATCGA